GTTTCGGCGCTGTGCGGCTGGCTGCTGGACCTTGGCGGGGCCACGAATGAAGCCAACGCGGCAGCGGACCCCTTCGCCTGGTCGAATCTCGGAAAGGTACTCGGCTATGTGCTGGGGCTGTTTGTGGCCTGGAAAGCCGCGCTTCTGGCCGTGCGCGGTGTCATGGTGGCGGTATCTGCCGCGACAAAGGCGTGGGCCGCCGTGCAGTGGGTTCTCAACGCGGCCATGAGCGCAAACCCCATAGGTCTGGTCGTCATCGCTATCGCGGGTCTGATTGCCGCCGGGGCATGGCTTGTCCAGAACTGGGATGAGATCGCCGCGTGGTGGCATGACCTGTGGGGCGGCATAGCGGCCTGGGCGGGTGAAAAATGGGACGCCATCACGGGCACGATTACCGGGGCGTGGGATTCCATCATTTCCGGTATTACGGGCTTCGGCGCGTCTATCCTTTCCGGTCTGCAAGGCGCGTGGGATACGGCCAGCGGCGCGGCGAGCGCGGCATGGGAAGGCATCAAGGGCATTGTTTCCGGCGCGTGGGACGCCATTGTGGGCGGTATCGCGGGCTTCGGGGCGTCCCTGCTGGCTGGGATAACGGAAGCCTGGAACGCCGTGCTGGAATTTTTCGGCGGGCTGAACCTCTTTGAATCCGGGGCGAAACTGCTTTCCACCTTTGTGGAAGGCATCAAGAGCATGGCGTCATCCGTAGTGGAATCCGTGGAAGGTGTATTTACCAAGGTGCGGGAGTACCTACCGTTTTCGGACGCGCATGTGGGGCCGCTCTCGCAGCTCACGCTTTCCGGTGCGCGCATGATGAGCACGCTTGCCGAGGGCGTCACCAGCGGCCAGGGCGGCCTTGTGGCCAGAGTATCCGGGGCGCTTTCCGGCGTGGGCGGGGCCATCCGCGACTGGTGGAAGGGGCTCGGCAATCCTGTGACGGATACCGTGCCGAAACTGCCCACGCCTCCGACTGCCGGTGTGCCGGTCATGCCGGAGGTGGCGGCTCCGAAACTTCCTGTCCTGCCTCCGCTGGAAGTGCAGGCGGGCAAGCTGCCGGAGATGCCCGTGCTGACGGTCGCTGCCCCGACAGTGCCGGAGCCGGAGGCCCCGGAAATAGCCATACCGCAAGCGCCGTCCTTTGACCTGACCGACCCCGCCCGCACGGAAGGCAACGTCCGGAGCGGCGGACAGAGCATCACCATTTACGGGGACATCGTTCTGCCCAGCGTGCAGAAGGCGGAAGACTTCGGGGAAGCCATGCGCCAATACCTGCAAGGGGAGATTTCCATGATGGAGGGTATGGCATGAGCCAGGCCAGCGGCAACGAACAGAACGGACAGAAGCTGATCACCTTTGAAGACGGCGTGGTGACGCTGGCCGGGGAAGAAGTGCCGGGCATCCTGCATTCGCTGCGCGTGGACGGCAAGGTCCGCTTCGACGAACAAAAGGTGGATGGTTCTTCCGGCAAAAAGAAGACGCCGCAGGGCTTTGAGGACAGCGACATCATGATTTCGCTGTACCTGGTGACGGACGAGGATTCCAGTTGCTACGACAAGCTGGAGACGCTTTCCGGCATGTTCCGCAAGGTGGACGACAAGGCTAACCCGCAAATCTACACGGTGGCGAACCGGCACTTACTGGCGCGGGGCGTGCGGCAGGTGGTCTTTTCCAAGTTCTGTTCGTCGGAGAATGACCGGACGGATGAAATCATGGTCACGCTGGGCTTTGTGGAGCACAACCCGCCCGTGGTCAAGACGGAAAAGGCACAGGCAAAGACGCCCACCAGCAAAGAACTAGCAGAACAGGCTGCGGAGAAGGCCAAACAGGCCGCCGAACCAAAGGAAGACGAACTTATCATTACGGCGGAATAACCATGATCGAAGGAATCAACATCCGCTGCAACGTGGGCGGCGTGGAAGTGCTGCGCAGCCCGCGCATTGTGCTGACGCTGCGCCGCCGGGCCGTGGTCTCCACCTGCGAAGTGGATATCCCGGACGCGGACGGCTCGGTGCAGGTCTCTCTCGCTAAAAAACAGGCGGTGCGTGTGCGCTTCGGGCACCGGGGCGAAGGCGGCACCTGGCACGACTGGTCCGGCACGGTGAAGGATTTTCAGCCTGCCGGGCCGGATACCATCCGCGTGCAGGCCGTGGGGCTGGAACAGGCGCTTATCGACACCACGGTGACGGAAGCCATGCACGGAGAACCTGCGGACGTGGTGGCCCGCCGCCTGCTGGTGTCCACAGGGCTGCCCGTGGCGGGCATCGCTATCCCGGCGGAGACCTTCCCGCATATCGTGTTCAGCAATGTGACCGTGGCACGGGCCATCAAACAGCTTGCCGCCAGCCTGGAACGTAGCTTCGGGCACGACCTTTCCCGGCACGCGGTCTGGCTGGGGGAAGCGGGCCTGTACTGGTCCGACGGGGACGAACCGGGGGACGTGTTTGTGGTGGAAACTGCGGCCAACCTCATACGCAACGACCCGAACCCGGCGGGCATGAGTTATGCCGTGTCCACCGTTCTGCCGGGATTGACCCACAGTCGCCGGGTGCGCATCCGGGACACGCGGCGGGATTTTTCCGAGCTGGTGCGCGCGGAAGAGGTCATCCATACCTTGGGAGCGAACGGGAACACGACGACCATTGGTTACGGATACGACGGAGGCTGGGGATAATGGCGGAACAGAGCCTTCTTTCCCTGCTCAAGCGTGCTCTGGAACTGGCCATGCCGGACTTGCGGGCCTACTACCGCATGACGCGCAAGGCAAAGGTCGTGGCGGCGTATGCCAGCGACGGGCGCTATTATGCGGACGTGCAGCCGCTCCGGAACGACGAAAGTCCGGACACGTCGGAGCCGGTCATTCCCAAGGTGGAAATCCCTATCGTATGGGGCGGGCCGAAAAGGGGTATCGTCTGCCCTCCGGCGGTGGGGACGCTGTGCGATCTTTCCTATTACGACGGGGACCCGAACTATCCGCGCATCAGCAACTTCCGTTGGCAGATGAACGGCGCGCCGGACTGTGGACTGGACGAACTCATTATCCAGCAGACGCCGGGCGTGAGTCTGAAAATTGAGAAGGACGGCTCCTTTCTGACCGTTTCGCCTGAAAACTGGACCGTGGAAATCGGCGGAAATGCCGTCATCAAGGCGGCGGGCAACGCCACCGTGGAAGCAGCCGGTACGCTGACCCTGCAAGCGCCGTCTATCATCAAAAAAGGGAATGAAACCTGCTCCGGCAGCGACGGCGGCACGGGAACCACCACGGAGAACGCCCACCGGACCACCAACGGCAGTATAACGGTTAACGGGCCGCTCAAGGTGAATGGCGACCTTTCGGTATCCGGCAACGCCTTTGCGGGAAGCCGCAGCGGCGGGAGCTGTCCGCACTGACAGACTGGCGGGAACAACTGGAACTAGCCGCGAGCGACGCGAGTCCTGGAAATGATGTCCGGCAATTCAAAGGTGAACTGCAAAAATATTCTGGTGAACGCCACCAGTTCCCCGGCCTCATCTGGAGAGCCTTCCATATCGTGCGCAGCCTCATTGCCCGCTCTGCGAATGATGGAAGCCCATTCTTTCAGCGAAGCGGTAATGACGCCTTTTTTATACAAGTTATCGATCCTGTCATACAGAGACTTCCCTTCGCCGCCAAGCTGGCGCACGGCAGCTTCCAGCACACTGCGACAACCGAAAATGATGAAGTACGGCTGTTTTTTCTCATCAAGCATTTTTTGCAGGTCAACAAAGGCGTTATTGACCTTTTCGGGAAGCGAGGGATGGCTGTAATGCTGCACGGGAGAAGGAAAAATATGTTCCACCGTGACCTGTCGGCGGGATTCTCTTTCAACAGAACCGATACAGGGACGGATTTCCTCAAGCGTTTTCTGGCTGGTCGAACATGTGGCGACAACAGGCTTTTTACAGGAAAGACAGGAGCCTGCCAAGGAAAAGCTTACCAACGGGTTGTTTTCACGCCGTTTTTCAAGAATGGCTCTGTCAATTGCCGGTGTTTTTGAATAGTCGTAGTCGCCGAGTATGTAAGTGCTCATACCGAAAGCCGCAAAGCCCCTGTCTGAATGGCAGTGAGGACAGGTTCCCTGGAATATAAACATGGAAGCTCCTGGAGGGTGATATGGAACAGATCAATATCAACAAAGTGATGGATGAATTTTACGCTATCGTCAATACCGCGCCTGTGGACGATGCTGTGAGCCATGTGGTGCGCTGTGCCGGAAAGCATGGCAACGTGGCCTCCATCGAGGCGCTGGCCAGGTTGTTGGTCATCGAGAATACACGCCGTCGTCATGTCGAGGCGCGTTTCCTGCCCGATCCACATTAGCTCCATTCTCATTTCTTGTGCAAAAAACAGGGATGGAAATCCCCATGAAAAACCTTCGCATGGAGCGCGTCCTTTCCGGGCGCGCTCCTCTTTTTTGTGCCAGTATCGGTTGCATGAATACGGCAAACGAGCTTTGGGGACAGGACATAGCCCTTGACGACAACGGGCAGGCGCGCGTGGCGGCCAACGGCGAACTGGTGCTGACGGACGGCGTGGAAACGGGCGTGCAGGATATCAAGCTACGCCTGTTCACCCGTCTGGGCGCGCTGTTCTACGACCTGGACTTCGGCAGCCTCATTTCCGACTGGTTCTATGAGGACAGCACGGCCACGACACGGGCGGCCTTTCTGGCGGAAGTGACCATGCGCGTGGAAGAAGATCCGCGCGTGGTGGTGGGGAGCGTCAAAAGCAGTCTGCTTGCCTGGAATGAAAATTCCATCACCGTGGCCGTGCAATGGCGTTTCATCGGAGAAGACCAGCCGTTGAACCTGGTGCTTACGGCGAACAAGAGTGTGCGGGAACTGGTCATACGCGACGGCAGATACAACGAACCGGAGGCGGCGCTATGAGCCTACGACTCTCCAAAGATATAAGCGATATCCGCGCCGGACTTTTTGAACGCATCGAGTCCGTGCAGGACGAGTATGCGGCCAAGGGCTGGCTGCCTGCACGCCTCAATCTGAACAAGGGCATCGCGCGGGGCATCATCGAGCTGTTCGCCTGGGGCCTGTGGCAGCTCTACAACTTTCTTGCCGTCATCCATAGGCAGGCTATTCCGCTTGAGGCCACGGGGGAGTGGCTGGACACGCACGCGGCACAGGTGGACGAAACCCGAAAGCCTGCCACGAAGGCGCGGGGCAACGTGCTGTTTTTGCGTGGGGATCAGACCGGGAACGTGCGCATTCCCGCCGGGCGTATCGTGCGGACACAGCCCGACGGCAAGGGCGATATCTACCGTTATGTGACGGATGAGCTGGCCGTACTGCCGGAAGGCGCGGCATCCGTGGCCGTGCCCGCCACGGCGGAGGAATACGGCCAGGGAGCCAACGCCGCAGTGGGGCAGATATGCGAGCTTGTCACTCCGGTGGAAGGCATTTCGGGTGTGACCAATGCGGCGGACTGGCTGATTGAGGAAGGCGCGGATGCGGAAAGCGACGCGAGTTTGCGGCGGCGCTATGTGCTGGCCTGGCAGAGCCAGGCGGGCGTGACCCGCGCGGCCTATGAAGCCGCCGCGCTTTCCGTTCCCGGTGTGGTGGACGTGTATGTGGCGGATCAGCATCCGCGCGGGGAAGGCACGGTGGACGTGGTGGTCCAGGGCGCGGCGGGACTGCCCACGGCAAGCCTGTTGGCTGAGGTCCGCACAGCCTTGGATAGCGCCATCGTCATCAATCACGACCTTCTGGTGAAAGCGCCGGAGCCGGTGACGGTGCCTGTCAAGGCGGTGCTGGAACTGCTCTCCGGAGACGCGGACGCCGTGAAGGCTGAAGCGGAGAATTGGGTTCGCTCCATGTTTTCCTACGGTGACGATCCGGCTATCCCGCGCTTTTCCATCGGCAGGGACGTGGTGCGGGACCGCCTGGCCTCCGGCCTTGTTTCCATCGCCGGGGTGAAGCGCGTCCGCTGGGAAAGCCCGACGGAGGATGTGGAGATTCCGGCGG